CAAAGACGGCAACGACATGCTCGTTCAAGGTAAGTTCAAAGAATTTGTCCGTGCCTTTTGGGAAGCGAAGCAATACACACCTTCAGGTATCATTGAGTTATCATCACGTAAAACCGATTGGTTACAACGGGAGGTAAAACCAAGTATCCCCTATCCTTGGGAAGGCTTAAACAATAAGTTGTACGGGCTGAGGAAAGGGGAACTGGTTACGTTCACTGGTGGTACTGGGCTTGGTAAGTCTAGTGTCACTAGAGAACTTGAACACTGGATTATCAAGAACACCACAGACAACGTTGGTATCATTGCCCTTGAAGAGAATTGGCAACGAACAGCTGACGGTATTATATCTATCGAAGCAAATGATAGAATCTATCTGAATGAGAAACGTAATAAGTACTCGCCAGACCAACTCGAATCTTTGTTTGACAAAGTGATTGAGGAGGGAAGGGTATTTATTCATGCTCATTTAGGTGCGACTGACATCGAAGATATCTTTGCTAAACTTAGATACATTATTGTTGGCTGTGAGTGTCAATGGGTAATCGTTGACCACCTCCACATGCTAGTCAATGTTCTCACTGAAGGTGATGAACGTAGAGGTATTGATACCTTGATGAATCGTTTACGTAGTCTGGTCGAAGAGACCGGAGTGGGTATGTTATTAGTATCACACTTGAGACGTGCCTCTGGCGACAAAGGTCACGAGCAAGGTGTGGAAGTCTCCCTTTCCCACTTAAAAGGTTCACAAGGTATCGCCCAACTTTCCGACTGTGTCATAGCACTGGAAAGGAACCAACAAGCGGAAGACCCAGTTGTCGCCAATACCACCCGCCTACGAGTTTTAAAATCTCGTTATACTGGTGACACTGGTCTTGCTTGTAATTTGTTGTATGATAGTGATACAGGTCGACTACATGAAACTCAACCTGATGAATTTGAAATGGAACTAGACTATGACCAACCTAATATTTGACATTGAAGCAAATGGTTTAGACCCAGATAAAGTCTGGTGCATCGTAGCTAAGGAAGTCGATAAAGATAGGACCTATAATTTTGGACCTGACTGTATCGACAAGGGTATCGCCCTCCTAAATCAAGCAGATACTCTCATTGGACATAATATCCTTGGCTACGATTTACCGGTCCTTAAGAAACTATACAACTTTAATTTCAAGGGTAAGATTGTTGACACCCTAACTCTGTCCCGACTTTTCAATCCAGTTAGACCCAATGGTCATAGCCTTGATAGTTGGGGACAGAAACTACACCAACACAAATTAGAACAACCAGATTTCTCTAGCTACTCACCACAAATGCTAACTTATTGTGAAGGCGATGTCCGCCTGAATGAGGCTATTTATAAGGCTTTACAGCGAGAGTCGATTGGTTTTTCACAGGAATCCATTGAGCTAGAACACGAAGTTGCTAAGATTTTATTTGCTCAAGAACAACATGGATTTTTATTTGACGAGAAGGCGGCTACCTTTTTAGTTGCTGACCTCAAAGAAAAAATGTTTCAGGTTGAGCAAGAAGTTCACCAAGTATTCAAACCTAAATTAATCCGAGATAAGTTGGTAGTCCCTAAGTTTAAAAAGGATGGCTCTCTATCTCGTGTCGGTCTTTCACATCAAGAATACGAAGAAGGTATGGACAAACCTTTCTACCGCAAAAAGCTAGTACCTTTTAATCTTGGCTCTCGTAAACAGATTGGTGAATACTTAATTGACTTTGGTTGGAAACCTAAAAAGTTTACGGACCACGGTCAACCGATTGTTGATGAAAATACTTTGCAAGACATTGACGATATCCCTCAAGCAAAACTCATTGCTGACTTTCTCCTTTATCAAAAACGCATAGCCCAAGTTGATTCATGGCTAGAAGCTTTGGCTCCAGATGGACGAGTGCATGGACGAGTTATTACCAATGGTACTATTACTGGTCGTATGACACACCGCAGTCCTAACATGGCTCAAGTTCCAAACATGGGTTCACCTTACGGCAAGGAGTGTCGTAGCTGTTGGATAGTTCCTCAAGGCTGGAATCTTCTAGGTGTTGATGCCTCAGGTCTGGAGTTAAGAATGTTGGCTCACTATATGAAAGACGAAGGCTATAAAAATGAAATCTTACACGGTGATATTCACACCGCCAACCAAACTATGGCAGGTCTAAAAACCAGAGACCAAGCAAAAACTTTTATCTATGCTTTCGTTTATGGTGCCGGTGATGCCAAGATAGGAAAAATTGCCGAAGGCGACAGAGCCTCAGGAAAGCAATTAAAAGAAAGATTCTTATCAAACCTCCCCGCACTTAAAAGCTTAAGGGAGAGAGTGAATAAGGCAGCCTCACGTGGGTTTCTGAAGGGTATTGATGGTAGGAAAATATATGTCAGGTCCGAACACGCAGCTTTGAATACTTTGTTACAGGGTAGCGGAGCAATTGTCATGAAGAAAGCTTTGACAATCTTAAATGAAAAGTTTAGATTATTAAATGTGGATGCTCACTTTGTGGGTAATATTCATGATGAGTGGCAAATAGAAGTAAGAGCATGTCAAGCTAACAAGGCTGGACACTTAGCAGTCGAGGCAATTCGAGAAGCCGGAGACCACTACAAAATGTTCTGTCCTCTAGATGGAGAGTTTAAACTCGGAGGAAATTGGAGTGAAACCCACTAAAGCAGACCGAAAAAAATTTGACCTTGACTTACAGTATGGTCAGAAATTTGAAGACAACTTTTTAAATATCATTGCTAACTCTAAAATAGAAGTTAAGACAGAACGAGGGATGTGGCTGAAGACTGGCAACATCGCTATCGAATACGAATCCTATGGTAAACCTTCTGGCATCATGGCAACTGAAGCTGATTATTGGATTCATAATTTATGCCAAGATGATTTTGTTTTCTTTAGTATTTTTACAAGTGTTGAAAATTTAAAAAAATTAATAAATTTAAATTCATTTAAAACTGTTTCCGGTGGTGACCATAATGCAAGTAAGATGTATTTGATTGGTCTTAGTAAATTAATTTCTCCCGATACACTATTACAACTTAAGGATACATGAAAAAGAAAAACCTCAATACTCTCATTGATGATATCTACAAGGTGGTCGGTGACTTAGGTCAAGGCAAACCTATCAAGATAACTGATAAACAATATAAATCTTTTGGTAAGTTTATGGAACATGCTCTTCGAGATTGGTCCACACCAAGAGACGGTCAACGACCAAACCTTAGAATGTCAAACATTGGCAGACCAATTCGCCAACTCTGGTACGATATTAAATCCGACAAAGAACCTAGTGGAGTTCCTGCCGCCACCATGATTAAGTTCTTATATGGTCACATCTTAGAACGTCTGGTCCTCTTCTTAGTTGAGATAGCCGGACACAAAGTAACTGACGAACAAAAAGAAATAGAGATTGATGGTGTCATGGGTCATATGGATTGTAAGATTGATGGACAAGTCATTGATGTTAAGTCCGCTTCAGGTTTTGGTTTTAAAAAGTTTAAGAATGGAACACTAGCAGAAGAAGATAGCTTTGGTTACATGGCTCAGCTCTCTGGTTACGAAACTGCAGAGGGAACAGACGAAGGTGGCTTCCTTGTTATCAACAAAGAAACTGGAGAATTGTGCCTGTTTATTCCTGAGGAGCTTGACAAAATCAATATACGGACTAAAATAAATAAGGTTAGGTCTGCATTAGACGAAGACACTCCACCTGAACTTTGTTACCAACCCATACCTGATGGGTCCTCTGGAAATTACAAACTAGCTCGAGAGTGTTTTTATTGTCCGCACAAGTTTGAATGCCATAAAGATTCTAACGATGGTCAAGGATTAAGAGTATTTGAATATGCCCGAGGTCCAGTATATTTAACAAAAGTAGAACGAGTACCTAACGTCAAAGAAATTACTAATGAACTATAAATTTAATGAAGATAAAATCCTAAAAGAAATTAAGCAATACGTTGATAAAACCTACAACCAACACTATGCCACCGACAAATATCAAGCTACTGATATTATAATTGATTCGGGTTATGGCGAAGGTTTTGCTTTAGGCAACATCATTAAATATGCCAAGAGATTTGGTAAGAAAGACGGCAAGAATAGATTAGACTTACTCAAGATAATCCACTACGGTATCATCGCTTTACACGTACATGATAAGGAGTCGAAGTGATTGATAAAGTTGGAGTTAAGCCGTACCTTGGTATTGAAATAGATTACGATAGAGATAAAAAGTTAGACGCTTTTAGCATCAATACCCTGAAAGATAGATACTTTTGGGAGGACGAAACTTCACCACAAGAAGCTTTCGCTAGAGCTGCTGTCTTTGTTAGTACATACCAAGGACATACAGATTTTGAAATGGCTCAAAGACTATACGATTATTCATCTAATCTATGGTTTATGTTCTCAACTCCTATCCTATCCAATGGTGGTACTACAAGAGGACTACCTATCAGTTGTTTTTTAAATTACGTACCAGATAGTCGAGAAGGCTTGTCTGCTCACTACGATGAAAACATTTGGTTAGCATCCGCAGGTGGCGGTATCGGTGGTTACTGGGGTGATGTTAGAAGTGATGGAGTTTCTACTACTCACGGCTCCCGTTCAACTGGGTCCATTCCTTTTATGCATGTGGTAGATTCACAGATGTTGGCTTTCAATCAAGGCACAACTAGACGTGGCTCTTATGCCGCTTACATGGATATCTGGCATCCAGAGATTGAAGAGTTTATTGCTATGAGAAAAGAATCAGGCGGTGACTTAAATAGAAAAAATCTAAACTTACATAACGGTGTCAACCTTAACAATGACTTTTTACAGGCAGTTGAAGAAGATGCTGACTGGAGATTGATAGACCCTAAATCTAATGAAGCAACTAAAACTGTTAAGGCTCGAGAGTTGTGGTCCAAGTTATTAGATGCTAGAGCTGAGACTGGTGAGCCGTACATGATTAATATTGATACATGTAATGAAGCTTTACCTAAGTCACAAAAAGATTTAGGACTATCAATTAAACAAAGTAATTTATGTTCTGAAATAACTTTACCTACAGAT